TGATTTAAGACTTTCAAACTTGACAGCGTAGGAACCGGCCTCGTAAATACGTGGTCGGTTTCTGTATCGTCAGAAAGGCGGTGTTCTATGGACAAAAAAGCTATCCACAACGCCATGTTGGGGGCTATCGGTCTGAGAGGTACGCAAGGCTTTTCTGTTCTTCTGATAGTTCCTATCGGAGAATGTGAGTTTTGCGTAATTCTAACCGATGGCAATGGAGCACATTATGCCGCTGATATTTACGTTGGCGGTGCGCCCTCTAAACAGATGAAGAGAATCCGAGAGGTAGAATGTGATTCAATCAAGCGTGTGAAAGGCTACACGTTGGGTGTTGCTTGCGGGGAAGCGATAGTGAGTGCTGAAAAGTTTTTTACTAGTCTGTAGCAGATAATCAAAACAGTTGACGATACAGAAACCGGCCTCGTATATCGCGGGGTCGGTTCTGTACTGTCAGGAAGGCGGTGTTTCATGTCAGATAGTGTAGACAGCTTCAAAATTGTCTTGCCGATCATTCACATGAACGGCTCAAACCGAGAAAGCCTACAAATGGCGCTGGACGAGGTGTATGGCAAACTTGGAGATGCACTAGACGCGATGAAAGAAATTGCTCCAAACGGACGCGACTACTACCCCGATCCCGGACGTTTGGCCCTTGCCATCGACCAGCATCAATCGCGGCTGAAGGTTATTACGCATCTGCGTAATGAACTGGAGAGGGAGATTTACCTGCTCGATTCGAGCTTAGAGGACTAACCAAAATCAAACCACATGACAGTACAGAACCGACTTCGTTATAACAGGATCGGCTTTGTACCGTCAGAAAGGCGGTGTGTATGTCCATTTTCAGAATCGTCCTGAAGAGACGTTTGAAAACCAGAAGAATGGCGCAAGTAAGGTACGGACCTAGCGCCCATGTTTCGATAGGAATGAGTCATCAAGGTTCTCAAATGAGACAAGCGATGGCAAAGCATTTGAAAGAGTATCGGGAACATCCCCGATCCAAGTTGAAGATGCAACCTTAAAACAACTATTCCTGGACGGTACAAAGCCGACTCTGTTTTAACGGGGGGAGCAACGGTTGGTGAGTAATCGTAGACGAAAGCCATCCGGCTGCCTATGCCGGACTCCCCCCACCTTTCTTTTTTTCAATTCCACCCGAGGAGCGATCATGGCACACGAAATTACAGAACGCGAAGATGGTACAGCGGAAGCCGCTTTTTCGGTACTTCCGGCATGGCACGGACTCGGTACGGTCTTTGACCATACCATGAGTTCAGCGGAGGCAATCACCGCCGCACAGTTGAATTGGCAGGTGAAGCAAGAATCTCTTGCTTACATCCGTTGGGAGAATGACCATCCAAAGGAAGTTGTTCCCGTCCCCGTTCTCGCAAACCTTCGTAGCGACAACAACGAATATCTTGGCACAGTCACGAAGTCTTACCAGCTAGTCCAGAACCAGGAAGCCTTTTCCTTCTTGGACGAGTTGATTGAAGAGAAAAAGATGGAATACGAAGCCGCCTTCTCTCTCAACGGCGGAAAGAAAGTCGTCCTTCTCGGTCGGCTTCCGCAAGAGGATACTATCGTCAAGAAGGATCGTCAACTTCGGTACGTCCTCCTCTCCCTTTCCCACGACGGCACCGGGGCCATCCGTTTCGGCCCTACTTCGGTTCGTGTCGTTTGTGCCAACACCTACTCTCTCGCTTTGAACGAAGGGACGACAGAGGAAATCGCCCTGCGGCACACCGGGAACATCTCGGACAAACTAGAGAGAGCCAGGGGAATCCTTCTCAAGCTCCAAAAGAAGTTCGACGACTATCGTGACAAAGCGAAACTTCTCACGAAGCACCGCATGACCAAAGAGGAATGGAAAGAGTATCTCGAAATCTTGTGTCCCACCCTCAACCCCAAAGACCCCGACTACACGGTAGGGAGGTTCAAACGTCTCGAAGTGACGCGGAAAGCAATCGAGGCGACCTATCACAACGCCAACAATTCCATCCCAGGAATGGAAGAGACTCCGTGGGCCGCTTTCTGTGCGGTCACGGAACACATCGACCACCTTCCCCGCCGTGGGGGAAACAGGAAAGTCCGTGCTGAAGCACGATTCAATGTTTGCTTGTACGGTCCCGGAAGAGACATGAAAAACCGAGCCTTTGAAACCGCGATGCGAGTGGCGGGAGTGGCTCAGGCAACATAATGACCCTGCCTCGGGTCTGCCGGAGTTCGGCTTTCGTGTCGTTACACCGCCTCGCGAAGGTCGGCTCCGGCGTTTTGTTCATATCCAAGCGATCTCTCCATTGTAACCGGAAGTCCGGATGCTTGGACTTTTACAACACTCAAACGAACGTCCGTTTGTAACCGAGATTGGCTGTGCTTGAGCTTTTCTACAATACCCAAACGAAAGCGCCTGTGTAACCGAGAATGCGATTGTTTGGGTTATTTTTCACTTCTAAAATGGAGAAAAGAAATGGAAGTTCCAGAACAAGTCCTTGCGATTGTACGTAAGGCAATCGAAGCCTACCCCGACAATATTTCAAACACAGCGGAAATCGCTGAGAAAGATATTCGGAAACTAAAAGACTTTCCCAAGTTTGTTGACACCTTGGTACGGGAAGCGATCCGGGAACGAATCTACGACATGCGGTGTCAGATGAACAAGGAGTTGAGAGGTTTGGACCCCAACATGGAAAAGAATACCGCTGGTCCGTCCAAAGTCGTTGTTGGAGATAGTCAAACCGTGCGTAGGGCAGCGCTGTCTGTTTACCACTTCTTCATCGCGGGAAGAACACTAGGTTCTTTCTTCGGAAGGGAGTTGCTTGAAGTAGCCAACAACGAAAGATCGAAGAGCGAGGGGCACGATTGCAACGCACGATTGATCGAATCCCTGGTGAAACTCATTCCCAGAAATAAGAGAGTGCGGGACGCAATTAGCGAAGCTAAGTTACGAAACTTGTTTCGTCAGTGTCAGATTAAAAGCAATACGGCTTGACGATCCGTTGTTTGTCACCGATCAGGAGAATGTCAAGCCGAGAGATGTAGTTTGACGATATTTCCTCTGTTACCGAATCATGGCGTGTCAAACTACATTTTTCATATACAAAGCAGCCGAGTCAGTCTGTGTAACCGAGAAGGCCATTGGCTGCTCAAAACAAAGCAAGCGCGCTCGCCATTGCAACCGAAAAAGACGATGCTTGCTAGAAACTAAACCAATAAGCAAGCGATGTGGTGAGTGAAACCGAGATCGGTGGTGCTTGCTTTTGAAATCAATGGTTGTCACCCGCCCCGTGCGGGCGTGAATTGAAACTTTGGTAAGCGATCATGTTTGTGGAACCGTAAGAGGTACTGCTTACCCTTTTCTATTTTGTTCTGGGTAAACGAGACTCTCCTTGAAACCGACGCGGCTAGTGTTTACCCGTTTTTCTGTTTTTGGTAAGCGATCAAACTTTTGTAACCGAAGACGGCTTGCTTACCTTTTAACCAAGGAGCTTGTGATGAAACCGAAACCGCTTGAGAAGGAAGTATCCGATGCGAAAGTAGTGTCGGAGATTCGAGCCGCACAGAGACAACGGAGTGTGTGTCTCAAAAGTAAGCTGATGATTGCCAACCGTCTACAAGCTGTTGTGGCGGGAACACTAGGTTATCACAGTGGCATGAAGGAATCCGAACGGGATATCCTAATCGGCAAAGCCCGGAAGATGATCGGAGAGGTGTCCAAGGGAAAAATCGAATGTCCCTTCGGTGAAATGATTCGTGCCCACACGGTAGGAATCGACATGCTCGACCACGAAATCGGCCTGTTAGAAAAAGCGATGATCCAACTCGCTGGCCGTTTATCCGTAGCGGGGTGGGTCGGCCTGATAGAACAACGTGGTTTCGGATTACTCTTCCTTGCCATCGTGATCGGTGAAACAGGCGACCTCTCCGACTACACCAACCCCGCGAAGGTTTGGAAAAGGATGGGCTGCGCACCGTTCAGCAAAAACGACATTACCTTGATGGGTTCGACATGGCGTGGCAGGACGGGTAAGAAAGGCTTAACGTCGGAAGATTGGACAGAGTTTGGCTACAGTCCGCGACGACGTAGTATTGCCTTCCTTATCGGTGACAACATCGTGAAGCTCAACAAAGAGGGACCCTACCGGAAACGGTATGATGAAGTCAAAAGGTTAGCCGTCCAAAAACATCCAGAGTGGCTACAGTGTTCGAAGTGCAAAGGAATAGGAAAGACGGAGAGAGGTACCCAATGCGGAAACTGCAAGGGTACTGGCGAAGTGAAAATGCACGTTCACCGCCATGCGATGCTTCTCGCTACCAAACTGCTACTCAAGAATCTGTGGATTCAGTGGCATAAGTGACAAGAGATTTTTGAAATCGACGTTTTTCTTTTCAATTTTTCACAACACTGGGGAGCGAACCAATGTTAATTCCACACGCGATTTTCAATCTCATCAAAATAGCAGACTCTACAGGATCGCAACACTACGCTATATCCCACCTTTTCCTAGAAAGGGTAGACAACGAATGTGTAGCCATCGCAACAGACGGCAAGACAATGGTGCTTGCAAAATGGCAAGAACCATCCTACATCGAATACCCTCACACTCCTGGGGTTTCACTCGAACCGGATGAAGTCAAAGTACCCAACTCCGATCAGAACGGAGTGATGATCCCACCAGAGTTGTGTAAAACTGTTCTCCGTTGGAAAATCCCAAGGACTTCAAAGCCGATCATCAGTTACGTCGTGCTAGACGAATCCGCTTTGAAGCTGTCTAAAATCGTGTTGAGCGTCAACACGATGGAAGAGGTAAAATCTGTCAACTGCACAGTTGAGGGTTACCAACACTATCTCCGATGGCGAAGTTGCATCCCGAACCACCTGGAAAAAGAACGGTTGGTAAGCTGTCTCGATTTAGGTCTGACCATCAACACTCTTCAGGCAATACAGAAACTTCTGCCCGGTCAAAACATCCAAGTCTCCTATTCCACAGCAACAAAAGAGGAGAGGAACCCGGAGAGTGGGCAACTAGAAACAAAACAGGATCACTACCACAACCCAATACTCTTTTCCGGCGGAACCAACAATCCAGGGTTGAAAGTGCTCGGGATTGTAATGCCCAAAGTCAATCCTGACGAAAACACCCAACACAAACTCACATGGGAGATTTGAAGTGTCCTACACAAGAAGATCGTACATCGACATTACAGAACCTGCTACCAAGAAAAAATGGAACGAGCATTATTTCAAGTGGTTCGCCTGCCGGGAGTGTTCGCTGGGATGCACAGCAGCAGCAAACCACGTCCTTTGTAGGGGGGATATCCCCGCTTCCCTACTTTTCATTGGAGAGGCTCCAGGTGTATCGGAGAACGCTATCGGGTTTCCCTTCGTTGGGCCATCAGGAAGACTACTGGAGGCTTTAATCTCCAAGACGTTTTCCGCCCTAGAAGAAAAAGGAATTACGAAGGGGATTACTTACGCAATGACAAATATCCTAGCGTGTTATCCGGGGCCAGAGGGTGTTCAAACAAGTCAAGCAAGAAGGTGTAGGGACAGGCTGGTAGAGATTATCAAACTTGTCGATCCCGCCTACGTCGTCTTACTCGGCAAGATAGCGATACAGTACGCACCGGATACTGCTTACACAGGTCGATCCGTTCTCGGTCTAAAACACCCCTCCTACATCCTGCGACAAGGAGACCGTAGTACAGCGTACAAGATGTTCTGGACCAAACTTGCAGAGTTTTTAGAGAAGGAACTTCGTCTCTAACTTAGAAAGAAGTAACATGACCACGAAAAAGAAACCAAGGAAGAAACCCGTCAAGAAGATGCCACGGAAGAAACTCATTCCGAAGAAACCACAACCGAAACCACAACCGAAACCCTCACCCGTCAAGCCAAAACACTTGTGGGACCTGGACAGAGATGGGATTACGCAATCGGGCCTGAAAAGGTTTCTCGATTGTCCTCATCAGTTCTGGCTTTCCTATGTCAAAGGCTGGTCGCCAAAGGGAACTAGCGATCCCCTAGAGTTTGGCTCTGCCTTTCACGATCTGGAAGCCCAGATTTGTATGCTCTTGAAGAAGAAACCCGATCTGGACCTAGCGAAGAAACTCCCCGACCTCACCCTTGAATATCTGGAACGTCGGGATTCTCAACTCCACATGGACGGCGTGGCGTGGAACGCAATGGATAACCTTATGGGCCTTGTGGAAACAACGATACTCGGCTACTTCCACCAATGGGAAAAAATCAATTACAACTGGGTGGAAAGGGAAACAACTTTCCGCGTACCCTCACCAAACGGAATCACCCTCCGTGGCCGATGGGACGGAATCTTTGAGAACACGAAGGGCGACCTGTATCTATTCGAGACAAAGACGAAGGGACGAATCGACGAACATTTCATCCAAGCCTCTCTCCCCTTCGACATTCAAGCGATGCTCTACTGCTACACGGCACAGGTACACTTCAAACGCCCGATCAAAGGCGTCGTTTACAACGTGATCCGAAAGACCGGCCTGAAGATAAAGGTCAACGAAAACATCCAAGACTACCTGGATCGGGTTAGTGAGGACATTCAAAAACGTCCAGGCTGGTACTACATGAGATGGCAAGTTACCCTGCCGCCGTTGGCTATCGACCAATGGAACGCAAGGGTATTGAACCCGCTTCTTGTTCGATTCAGGGAATGGTGGGAGTCTGTGAAAATGCTGGACGATCCGTTCCAGTCTCCTCTCCACTGTCTGAACCCCGACGCTCTCCAAACTCGATGGGGGACACGATCCCAGTTTTTCGAGTTTATCACCGGAGAGACTTCGTTCGGTTTCACTAAACGCAAAATCGTTTTCCCCGAACTTGTAGACTGAAAGGCTGAGTGTTATGGTTGCTAAAACGACAGTACAGAAATTGAAAGGCTCATCACCCAAGAAAAACCTGCGGGGCGCACCGGCGACGGAAGAATCCGTTTCTGTTTCACTTCCAGGAAAAGACAACGATCCTCCGAAGGCGTTGGGTAGTTACGCCCTCTGCATCTTCGGGGAGAAGGGAATTGGAAAGACCTCGTTGGCCGCACAATTCCCAGATTCCCTAGTGTTTCAGTGGGAACCTGGAAGGAAGAATCTGAAAATCCGACAGGTGCCCGATCTTTCCCACGGGGAGACACCCTTGACGTGGCAGAGGTACAAGGCATACTTGAAACTCCTCATCAAGGGGAAGCACGGATACAAAACCATCGTCATGGATACCATCGACCGTGTCTACGAAGCCTGTCTACAGCAGGTTTGCCTAGAACGGGGTATAAAACACCCGAACGACGCGAACGACTACGGAGCAACGTGGGGGGCCGTGAAGAAGGAGTTTGAAGTCTGGATGAATGTCATTCTCGAAAACGGTATGACTCCAATCTTCGTTTCCCACGCCAGGGTGCAGACCTTCCAAGCCCGAACGGCGAACCTTTCGACCTCGTTGTTCCGACCTGTCAGGGCGTCGCCTGGAATTACATGAAAGCCGCCTGTGACCTTGCGTTGTACTACGGCTACAGCGGTACGGAAAGAATCTTCTCCATCCGTGGAAGTGATCGACTGTGGGCCGCGTGTGGCCTAGAGGATCATTTCCAAACCCCAGACGGAGAACCGATTACAACCTTCCATGCGGGGGATTCTGCAAAGGACTCTTATCAAAGGCTTTGCAGCGCCTTCGCCAACAAATTACTAGATCGTGAGGTAGGGGAAGAATCGTCGGATGGTCCGGTGATGCTTTCCCGTGCGAAGAAGCGGGAAAAATCCCGAGAAAGATGAGTTTGTTATGGCAAAGCGTGTTACGAAAAAGACGGCTGCGAAGAAAGCTCCAGCCGCAAAAAAAACCACGGCCAAAACCACGGCCAAGACTTCAACCGCGAAGAAGGGAGTAGACAGCAAATGGCGGGAGAAGATGCAGAAGTACCACGGCAAGTGGGCGGAAGCTCAGAAAACTCAGGACGGAATGACCCCGCCTGATATTCACAATGGGAGCTACTTCGCCCGGTGTGTGGGTGCGACCCACGGTTTCACGTCTACGGATGATATTCCTTGGACACGTTTCGCTTTCGTAGTTATGTCCGGGGATTACGAGGGTACTCAGTTGCAGAAGTTTATCCGGCTCGTCAATCCCAAAGACAAAACAACTCTCGGCATGGAGCACCTCGTCAAGACAGCCCGCCACTTGGGCTTTCAGGGTGTCAACGAGATGGACCTGGGCGAAGTTCCCGAACTGTGCGAGGCCATCACCGAGGATCAGCCGTTCTGTCAGATCGCGGTGAAAAACACGTACAAGGACGACCGCCACTACCAAGAAATCTATGTCAACAAGCTCCTCGATGAAGAGGGCAACGTAATCACGGAGTAATCTGTGGGACAAATGCTGGAATTCCCAGCGCGTAGGAGACTGGGCGACCTGCCTAGAAGTGGCCGCCTGTTTTTCTTTTACCACAAGGAACCCACGTCATGGCATTGAAAGAAACACGAAAGAAGATACAGCGGTCTGTCCTATTCATGGCTAGCTGTCCGAACACGAAGTCGGCGTTACATGAACTAACGCTGTTAAAAAACACGGTAGATAGTATGATGAAACTACTTGCCGACAGACTCAATTCATCGGAGGAGAACGATGGCAAAACAATCTCCCAAAAGCACAGCGAAAACAACTACTACTATCGAGAAGAGCCAAAAGAAGCCGACTCGAAAACGATCTACAAAAACAAAATCCTCTACGGTTAAGTGCATCGCTTGCGGTGACACTGGCGTAGCGAGCAACGGTACGGGATGCGTCCCCTGTCAAAAAAGAAAGGAATCAGGAAAGTGAATAACGACTACCTAACGGACTCCATCATCAATCTTGTCAAACAGATTGGATGGGAAGTACGAAGGGTTTACCATCCATCGTCATTGCGATTGGACCTCACGGTAACGCCACCACTAACGGCAATTGTCAAGGGCATACAGGTGATGATGTACCAGCTTTACAATCTCCCCTTCTTCGGTTCCACAATCGGGAACTGTTTCACCATGCACCATGACCTTGGAAAAAGCTACATAGCTTTCAAACAAGCGGCAAAACTACCAGACTTTCCCTGGCTTCAGATGGAAGAAAGACACGATAGGACATTACCGGACTCTCTACAATCTGAGGAGTAAACGCCATGCTATCAGTCGTTCATTGTAAGAAGATGCCTTTTGATATTTATATCGGACGCCCTATAAAATGGGGTAATCCCTTTACGATAGGACGTGACGGAACACGGGGGGAAGTTCTATCCAAGTATGAAAAGTACATCAGAAATAAGCCTGTACTAATGTCTGACCTTCCAGAATTGAAAAGTAAGATACTAGGTTGTTGGTGTCACCCACTTCCATGCCACGGGGATATCCTAGTCAAACTAATTAAGGAACAAACCTCATGTCAACCATAGCCCTAGACACGGAGACAACGGGCCTGGATTTATTCCACGGCTGCAAACCCTTCGCCGTTTCCATGTGTACCGATTTAGGCCACACACTCTTTTGGGAATGGCCTGTAAACCCCTGGATAAGAAGTCGTATGCCTGTGATACCCAAAGCGGACATAGACGAGATCAACCATATCCTCCGTGAATACGACAAGATCGTTTTCCACAATGCGAAGTTCGACATTCGTGCCCTGGAAAACATCGGCATATTTTTTTCCAGAAGAAGATGGAAGCTAGTAGAAGATACGTTGGTTATGTCCCATATTCTCGATAGTGGAGAGGATCACAAACTCAAGTCTCTAGCTTTCAAGTACCTGGATATTGAGGTTGACGATCAAACCGAACTAATCGAGGCGACCAAAACAGCTAGGCGATACGGAAAACAAATGGGATGGTCGATAGCGGAGAGTGTCCATGCGGATTACTGGATAGTTGCAAATACAAATCCAGGGTCCAAGTTGTTAGAGAAATACAACGTCTTAGACGCTATCCGAACGATGCGGCTTTACATACTCCTCAAACAAGAACTTGAAAATCAGGGGATGGTTGGCATTTATCGGATGGAAATGGATTTGATGCCGATTGTTTTTCAGATGGAAAAAACAGGCGTCCCCATAAAACCTCGTTTACTCAAACGGGAAATGGAAAAGTACGAAACGACAGCCTCCCAAGCAAAGGCCAACTGCAAAGCAGCCGTACCCACCCTTAACAATCTGGATTCTCCGTTACAACTATCGAAAGCCCTTTTCCACGGAGAACCATTCTCACTAACCGTTATCAAAGCCTCTGCTAAAACGGGGATGCCTAGTTGTGATGCGTCTGTCCTCAACGAACTGGCTTTGAGAACCGATCACCATAGTCGTGTATCCTCTTTCTTAAACGATATTCTCAGCTATCGAAAAGCGAACACGGCTCTTAAGTATCTGAAAGGGTACAACGAAGTCGCCCTCTCCAACGGCAACCAGGGTTTGTTAATCCACCCCTCATTGAATCAAGTGGGAACATCAACAACCCGCTTCTCGCACTCCCGACCGAACACCGCGAACATCGCCAAGCAAGCGGACATTTCCCTTCGTTCTGTGTTCGGTCCCTGCAAAGGGCGGGTTTGGTTGTGTTGCGACTATTCCCAGCTAGAGCTACGGATACTTGCTTTCCTGGCACACGACCCAATCATGGGACAGGCTTTTCTCCAGGGAAAGGACATTCACCAATGGACCGCCGATCTATGCGGGATCAAAAGAGGACCGGCTAAGACCGCCAACTATGCGATAGTCTACGGGGCAGGTAACGCACGATTAGAGGAGCTAACGGGGGTGACAGGATTGCGTGGGAAGTTTATGAAAGCCTATCCAGCAATTGCATCCTACACCAAAATGATTGAGAGGTCTGCTTTCCGAAAAGGTCACGTCCTACTATTCGACAATCGACGATTGACCGTCCCCAAAGAGGCGCCTTACGTGGCCCTGAACTATCAAGTCCAAGGGTCCGCTGGGGTACTTCTCAAAGAAGCGATGATTCGCGTGGATACTTTGCTATCCAAAAAATCCCCCTGGTGCGGAAAACTCCACCAGATTATGACCATCCATGATGAGATTGTCTTAGACGCGGAAAAAGGTTTGGAGAAAGACGTAGAGCTACTTACTAGAATACACGATGCGATGGAGATTCCAGGGTCACTCCGTAATATACAGACACCTGTGGAAATCAAAATCGTCCGTGACAAATGGAGTTCACCAAAACCGATAAACTGGGATGTGGGATCGGTGCCACAGTAAAGAAAGGAAGCCTTAGAAGATGGAAGCCAAGAAAGTTTCCCTGTTTGAGTTTCACGGAGTAGCCTTACACAAGAACGGAGAGAAGGGGCAACTCAAAGGTGACTGTCCATTCTGTGGAAGTGCGGGACACTTCTACGCCCACCCGGAAAAGTTGTTGTGGGATTGCAAAAGTTGCGGAATGAAGGGTAACGCTTACGGATTCATAGAAGCTCTACACGAAGCCGCGAGAGAAAGGACGAAGGTAGAGGACTACAAGTTACTCGCTGACGAACGACCGGGTATCCCTTGGCAATGGCTCAAGGAAATGGGTCTAGCGAAAGACGGAACCCGCTGGCTCCTCCCGTCCTACAGCACCAATAAGAAGATGGTCAACCTTGGGATATGGACAGGCGGGAAAACCAAAGTCCTTGGCTCCCCTGGATGCGCTCTACACCCCGTCCTAGCGGAGAGTCTACCGGGATCACAGGGGTCTATTTACATCTGTGAGGGTCATTGGGATACCTACGCCCTAGCCAACGTGTGGCAGAAGCTACGAAAACCGGGCGTCGTTATAGGTGTACCAGGGGCGAACACTTTCAAAGCGGATTGGGTGAAAGAGTTTAAAGACAGGGATGTTTATCTTCTCTACGATTGCGATGAAGCTGGTTTCCAAGGTTTGGAAAAAGCGGGAGAACTTCTAGCAGGCGTAGCCTCTTCCATTTCCATTCTCGTATGGCCAGATGGAACGCCGGAAAGGTATGACGTTCGGGATGTTTTGGAACGGGAGAAAACCCCTGCGAAGGGCTGGAAAGCCCTGGAATCTCTTCTCCAGAAAATGGAGGATGTGAAAGAGGAGGATTCCGATATACCGCGTAGAGATAAAGCACCCTTCTCTTTCAAAACAGCGTTGACCCGTTTCAAAAAGTATCTGTACATGGACAAGGGAATCGAGGAATCCCTATCGCTCATGTTCGCTACAGTCCTTGCCTCCAGACTTCCAGGCGATCCGTTGTGGATATTCCTTGTCGCTCCTCCCGGTGCGGGCAAAACCCTTTTCCTGCAATGTCTCGAAACTGTCCC